GGGCCAGTCGCGCCGGTGGCCCCGGCCGCGCCGTTGCTGCCGGCGGCTCCGTTGCTGCCGGCCGCGCCGGTACTGCCCGTGGGGCCAGTTGCCCCATCGGCCCCGGCGCTTCCGTCGCTGCCGGCGGCCCCCGGCGCGCCCGTCGGCCCCGTGGCCCCGGTTGCTCCGCTGCTTCCCGCCGCCCCGTTGCTGCCGGCCACGCCTGTCGGCCCGGTGACCGTGGACGCGGCACCCGCGGCCCCGGTTGCACCCGTCGGGCCGGTGGCCCCGCCGTTGTCCTCGAGGAACGTCAGGAGCTGCGAGAGCGTCGCCGCCCGAGTGCCAACCGTGCCCGTCGGGCCGGACGGCCGCGAGAGAATCAGAAAGTCGGAGCCGGTGACGCCGGTCGCCGCGGGCAGTTGATCGACTCTTTTGAAGAGAGGCATGCTGTCACCCTTGAGCGGTCAGCGGCACGACGATCTCTTCGCCCTGGTCGGTGATGATGTACGTCTGATCGCGGTCCGACCGCTTCGTGTGGACCCTGACAAGGTGCTGAAAAGCGTCGCCGTAGTGAAACAGCGGCACGCCTCGAGGTGCCGCCACCTCGTAGAACACCGAGACGCCGCCGATGTCCTCGACGATCAAATCGCCCCGCAGCGGCTCGCCGTACGGCAGATCGGCCGTTTTGACGATGTAGTCCCGCGATTCCCACTGCTCAGTGACACCGTTCTGGCCCGACGACTCGAACATGCTCTTGCCGATCGTGGCGACGAACTGCGACGAGTTCGCGCCCCGCTTGTAGGCGACCGTGAGCGACGCCGACGCAGCGAACTGGTCGGCGAGCCACGCGGCACCGTCGGAAAGCATGTCGGCCATCGGTCACCTCCGAAACACAAGACCGCCGGCGGTGCCCGAGGAGAGGCGACCGCCGGCGGCTTGCGGGATGAATCAAGCTCAGGCGGGGCCGGTAGCGTTCAGGTCGAACATCGAACCAGCGTTCAGCTCGACATCGACGGTCGTGTCGCCGGCCGCGGCATCGACAGCCACGAGGCCGGCGATGCCGGTCGTGGTCGCGGAGCCCGTGACCTTCAGGTTGGAGTGCAGATAGGCCACGGCACCGGCGGTGAGAGCGCCGCCGGTGACCTTGTCGAAGGTGAAGACGCCGCGAACGGCGATCGCGCCCTTCGCGCTGGCAGCGATCGGCCGGCAGACGACGCCGACGACCTTGCCGAGAATGACGACATCGCCGACCGCCTTCGCGGTGCTCGGCGTGTAGTCCCAGACACCCGATTCGCTCTTGAGAGTCGCCATGATTCTGAACCTCTACTGTGGATGATTTGGTTGAGCGTCACCCCGGCGGGCCTGGACATCCCAGGCCCGCCGGGCACGGATTACGCTGGCTCGGATCAGGCAGTGGCCATGCGGTAGCAAGCGCGGCTTTCGGCCTTGCTGACGCCGAAGTCGAAGTAGCCGCGAACCTGGATGCCGAGCGTGTCGAAGTCGGCCTCGGCCTGCTCGACGGTCGGCTGACGCTGACCGTTGAGGAACCCGACCTCCATCGTCGGGAGGTCCGCCGGGTCGGCCGCCAGCCACCACGTCGAAGACGAGGAGAGGTAGGCCGAATCGACGATCGTGAACTTCCCGGCGAGCACGTTCGCCTGGGGCTCGAGCACCTTGGACGAGGTCGAGCCGAGCGACGACGCGAGGAGCGTGTTGCCGGTTTGGATCTTGTCCGCAGTGATCCGCAGCCCCACCGGCACGAGGAGGATCTTCGGCGTGATGCCGAGGGGAGCCCCGTCAGGATCGGTAAGCGACCGATACGCACCGTAAGCCGTCTCGACCGAGCCGATCGCCAGGGCGTTGCCGGCACCCGCCGTGGCACCTTGGAAGTAGCTCGAGTTGGACGCCTCAAACGCCGCCCAGAACACCTGATTGAACTTCAACGCGGCACCGCGACCGAGCCGGCGGGGGACCGCCGTCAGAGCCCCGAGGTCGTCGTTGATGATGTCGGTCCGAGTGATGGACGACATCCGGCCGTAGGTCTTCGCCTGGAGCGTGCGGGCCGCATCGCCGGCATCAGCGCTCTTGAGCTTGCCGTCGTTGCCCACTTCGTCGAACACGAACCCGCCGTCGAGGCGAACCCCGGTGGCGGCCTTGAGATCGTTCAGCGGACGCACGAGCGAAATCTGCTCCCACACCGACTCGACAGCCTCGAAGCCCGAGAGCAGGTACTTGCCGTAGGTCGCGGCGAGGATGTTGCTGATGTTGTGCGTGGCGAAAGCCGCCCGCAGCACCACCGCCACATTCGATGCGTTGACCTTCTGAGCCCCGTCGTAGCCGCCCTTGCGAGCCGCGCTGAGAAGCACGTCTTGCAGGCCGATCGTGCGGGACCGCTTGGCAGCGGCCTCGATCATCGGCGAATCGCCGTGCTTGGCTTCGATCTGCTTGCCGAGCCCGCCGACCATCTGCATGGCGGCGATCGTGACCTGATCGTCGTCGAGGGCCGGCTTGCTGGCGTGAATGGCCGGGCCGCGCCCGTCGCGGAGCGACTGGAGCAGCTCGCCCTTCACCTCGGCCACGATCTGCTCGCGGATCGACTGCACGTCGATCTTCGGCGCGGCACTCGCCACGTCGCTGGGTCCGGTCGGCATTGCGCCGCCGTGCTCTTCGCTCTGGACCGGCCCCGTCGGCATCGCGTCGGCGGCCTTCGTCTCGTCTTGGGACATAGGAGACTCCCCCGCTTTCGCGGTGATTGTGACGGCCGTCGCTGCGTCGGCCCCGAGGGTTACAAACGAACACTCCCGCAACGTGGAGCGCTTTACGATTCGGACAGGCCCATCGAAGGACTGCCCGTTGACTTGTGCGGTGTCGCCGGCGGCCACGAGGTATTCCTCGTCAACGTCTGCGCCGACGCTGGCTTGCCACTGGTAGCCGTCGTCGCCGAGCTGCACGACCTGCGCGGCTCTTTCGTTCTTCGACAGGATCGACCCGTCGATGAGGAGCTGTTGGCTGCCAACGGAGCCGGACCCTTGACCGAGGACCGACTCAAGGGCGTAGTCGTGGCCGAATACGATCGGGATCACCGACGGCACATACATGCCGGCGAGATCAATCACGACCGGCTCGCGGCTCCACGACTGGCGGATCACGCCGCCGCTGTAGCCCAGCATCGAGAACTTGGGAATCCGGGGCGTGGTGAGCCCTTCGCCCTGGTCGTCGGCGCGGACAAACTTGACGCTGGCCTGGAGCGAGAGGTTGCTCATGCGTTCCCTCCTTGCGTTGGATCGGGGACGACAAGCTGAGAAGGACGCTCGCCAAGCGTCAGGCGAAGTTCGGCCATGAGTTCACGCTCGGCAGCGATCTGCCGGAGTTCGACATCCCATTGCTTGCCCTGCCGGGCGTACTCGGCGGCGAGGCTTGTCGTGAGCGTTGCCAGCTTTGTCTCGGTGGCGTTGGCTTCCTTGTTGGGATCGACGCCTTCGCGGCCGTCCCATACCCAAGCCCAATTCCATTCCGAGGCCGGCGGCAGGCCGGCGGGGATCATGCCGGGGACAAGAAGGGCTTCGTCGAGCCACTCGCGGAAGATGCGGTCGAGCCACGCCCGCTCGAGTTCGTCCCGCTCGACGCGGACGTTCTGCTCGTGCAGTTGGCCGTCCAGGCGGGCCGAGGAGTAGTTATACGACGAGGCGTCGAAGGCAGCCTTGTAGTACGGCAAATTGACGCCCCGAGCGATCTCGCTGAGGATCGTTCTTGTGAAGGCTTGGTGCGTGTTCGTGGGCTGTTCGGCCTTGAGCTGCGAGATATCCCAGCCCTCGGGCAAAGTGGTGAGCGTGCCCTTCTCGATCTCGATCGCCGCGAAGGCGTCTACCTCGTCCACCTGGGCGGCGGGCGAGTTGCTGTGGACGAACGCGGCGAGGTCGGCGGCGATCTCCGCGGCGCGGATCACCGCCTCGGTGTAGCGCCGCATGTTCGCGGTCAGGCGCAGGCACGGCGTCAGTTCCGAGAGCCCGCGGTGCTGGCCCGGCCGGGTCGGGCGGAACCAGTGCAGCATGTTCTCGGCGGCGATCGTGTCGTACTCGTTGATCCCGATGAGGAAGTTGGAGCCGGGGTGCGACGTGAGAACGTGGTACGCGATCACGTTGCCGTGGCGGTCCAGTTCGACGCCGTCCACGAGCGAGCCGTCGGGCGAGATCGTCTGCTGGTAGTCGTACGCCGGCGAGGCGACTTGGTCGGCCTCGATCAGCCGAAGGTCGAGCTGCACGCCCCGCAAGTCGAGCCGGGGATTCGTGAAGAACATGCAGAACGCTTCGCCGTCGAGAACGCGGGCCTCGGTGGACGTGCGGAGCTTGTCGGCCAGGCGGATAGACCACGACCAATCAAAAAACGCCCGGCCGATAGCGCGGTCAGCTTCGGCGTTGCCGGTGTCGAGTTGGATTCGCGGCCCGGTGCCGATGAGGTCGTTACTCTTCGTGACGCAGATGCCGTGGACGTAGGCGTTATTTGCCCGCTCGTACCGGGCTCGATTGCGGATGATCCGCCGCACTTCCGGCGTGAGAGCGGCGTTCGCCGACAGCGCGTCTGCGTTCGCCCAATGCCGGCTATCGTCGCTCGTCTGCGCGGCGTCGAACCGCGCCCGTGCAAGCGGACGGACGACCTGAATCGCCTTCTTCGGAGGCGACCAGCGGCCGGTTCGGATGAGGTTGACAAGCCCCATTCAGGTAGTCCCCGGCGGGATCAGCTTGTTAAACCTGAGCCCGCGGTGAGCGTTGCCGGCAGCCGTAGCGTTCCGACCGGCGAGGTACTTGTCGGCCTCGATCATGTCGGGGATCGACTGCGCGACGACTTCGCCCGCGTCGGTGCGGACAGACGCCGGCCCCTGCGCCACCGTGTCGATCTTGGAAGCAAGTTCGTCGCTCATGCCGTTCACAATGCGTGACCGGTGCGAGAACTCGGAGGGGGTGTGGCTACGCCTTGTGGCGTCGCGTGACGATCACCCGCTTGCCGTCAGGGCCGGCGGGGATGCTGACTCGCTTCCGCTTGCGAGTGCCCGTCTCGCTCGACGCCACCTCGAGGCCGGTAATCGACGCCGCGACGGCACACCCGACGAGGCAATCCCACCAATGGTTTTCCTGCCCAGGCGGGAGCTTCCATTCGTCAACGATCCGGCCTCGGGCTTCCTTGCGCTGCGGAAACTCCGAGACGAGGTGCTCAATCAGCATCTCGTGCGAGCCGGCGTGGAACATGATTGCTTCTGGGTCGCCCTGGCCGAGCCGGAGCCGGGCCGACACAAACGTCTTCCACCAGTTCGTGTCGTACTGCGACTCGATCTGGACGCCGCTGGCGGTCTTGCCGACCACCCAATTCAACCCGGCACGGTCGCCACGATTGCGCCTAACGCCCATCGGGGCACTCGTTGCCCCAACACCCCGGCCGCGGCTCGGCAGGATCGTAGAACGAAACAGGGACGACCGGCAGAACTTTCGGACGGTGTCTGTGGATGTCCCCCAGTTGGAATCGATCATGGTCTGAGCGATTTGCATCGGCACCCCGTCTTCCCGCAGCCATTCGCGGGAGAGGAGCATCTTCGTTGCTTCCTCAAGGCCGGCATACAACGCGGCCTCGAATGACGCCCCCGGCTTGGCGAGAGCCAGTGTCTTTTTTGCCGACTGTGCCTCGTAGTACGACACGCCCTGGTCGGGGTAGGAGCCGTAGGCAATCACCTGACCGCCGAAAGATTCAGACCACGAGCAGACCATCCAGTAGAGGAGATTCTTTTGAACGTCGATGAACGCCGTCAGCTTGGTGTGTCCGTGCGGAACGACGGCGCGGCCTATCGTTGTCGAGCGGTCGGCGAGCTGCCGGCGGTCGAGCTTGTCCGTCGTCATGTCGTCCGTCAGCGGCTCGTTCTGGTACTCGGCATTGAAAGCCGATTCCCCTCGGTCGATCCGCAGATTCCAGGCGTGTTGGATCGCGGATAGATCGCCGGGAGCCTTCCGCTCGGGCCACGCCACCCGGCTGCCTACATCCATCGCCGCCTGGTGGTCGCGGTAAAAGTCGTCGGCATCCGACGTGCCGGAGCCGCTTCGCTGCCCTTCTCTCCGCAGTTCGGCGTATTGGCTCCAGAGATCCTCGTTGTCGGGCCACTCGTAGACCAACTTCGTCCGTTCGCCCTGCCACTTCGGATTCCGCTGGCGATCGAGAAGCCGGTCGGCTAGATCGTCGGCACGGATCACCGTCACAGTGCAGAGCCCGGCCATGTCCACACCTGGGCCGCAGAGGCCGAGAACGGCACCGTCAAGGGTGCGTTCACGCTTTGACACCTGCGACGGGCTGTCCGCGGATTCGTCGGTCTGCGGATCGTCCACGAGCACGAGGTCGGGGCGGATGGTCTTGCCGTCGGGGCGGGTGTGCGTCAGGCCGCGAATCCGGCCGGTGATGCCGGCGACGCGAACGGCCGCCCCGGACGACGGCGAGCCGGGGAGAGCCGCGAACGTGATCTGATCCGCGGTCCATTCGATCTTGGTCGGCACCCCTTCGCTCGTCTGCCCGCGGGCACGGGCATTGATCCCCTCGAGGGCGCGAACCGGGTAGACCGTGTGCGGGAAGTCGTCGGCCAGGAGGTCGTTCTGCTCGAGGTGGCTCTTGATGCTGTCGAGCATCTGCTCTGCAATCGACTGGTCAGACCCGACGAGGACGATGAACTGCCGATGCCCGAAGACGATTGCCCAGAGGCAGGCCGCGGTACAGAGGGTCGTCTTGCCGGACCCGCGCGGCATGGCAAATGCGAACAGCTCGCCGCGAAGGACAGCCGCCTCAATCTTGGAAATGGCGCGGAGATGGTCAGGCGACCACGCCAGCGGGAACGATTCTGGAAGGTAGGTTTCGCAGAACAGCCGGAAGTCGAGCCGGCAGGATTCCCGCCGGGCCGGATCGACGATCGCCGGCGGCGGGCCGATGTCGCGGCCGGCGGCTGAGACTCGGCGAGAGCGTTCGCCGGTGCGGGACTTAATGTCGTCGTAGCGTTCCGCGTCCCGCTTCGCCTGGGCGTCGTCCGTGCGCCGTTTCTGATCGGATCGGACTGCCATTCAATCCCCGAATCCGTTCGTGGCTAAAAAACGCGGTAATTCTTGGCGGATCGCAGTGCCCCGATCGGGCCGAGTTACCGGGAAGGACCCGCGACAATCACAGCCT